AAAAATGAACTTTGACGAAGTAAAATATCAAATACAAAATCCAATGGTAGGTGACATTTTGACATTCGAATTTGGTGATGAACTGGCAATAGATACTCCTATTATAGAAGTGCATGGTGATAACATCCTTGTGTACACAGACGAAATCGCAGGCAAACTTTTAAACACTTTAGAGGCTGAATATCAAGGCAGAAAAGTTAAGTTAAACAAGCCTATGCGAGGTGATGTTGCAAAATTTAAAGTTTATGTTAAAGACCCCAAAACAGGCAATATTAAAAAAGTTAATTTTGGCCATGGCGGAACCAGTGCTAAAAAACGCGGCGAAAAAACAATGAAAATAAGGAAATCCAATCCTGCAAGACGTAGATCATTTAGAGCCAGACACAACTGTGACAATCCAGGCCCAAAGACCAAAGCAAGATATTGGTCGTGTAGGAACTGGTAATTGGCCTATCTAAATCATAATATCCCGCCGTTCAGTGCATACATTAGGGACGAATATCTTTACAACCATACTAAAGGACATGGTGACTTTACTTTTTGTGATGTACACACCACCAACTGTATGGAACGCAGAGCCATATTGTTTGAATGTTTATTGCCCAATGGAGTAAACTGGACCAGACGTCCAATAAATTCTTTTGTGTGGAAAAAAGATGCTCCCAAACATCCATTGAATATTCACATGTATTGGGACTGTTTTAGTTCATATGTAAGTGTGCAAAGAAGAAACAGACTAGCAAACTGTCGTGCTGAACTTGTAGATTGGCATGGCACCAAGAGAAAAGGGACCTACATGTTTACCATTGATTTTGGATGGGAAGACAAAGCATCTATGCTGGACACAAACTTTTCTGAGGATCCAGAACACAAATGTGCTCATATGTTTAGAATGGATGAAGGAACGTTTTTTGCATATCCAAACAATAGAACAATTTGGTATGATGATGCTTTTATGGAAGAGAGACTTACCAAAAATCCAGGTTACTTAATAGATCAAAACTTTTACACAGTTGAAAACACAAGAGAAGACACTATTACAGATGATTCATATTTTACACAATGGGAGCAAGATAAACCAGAACAGTTCAATGTCGATGACTCGAATGGACATGAAATAGGCCCAGTGCATGTAAAAAGTCCATCTGTTGTGACCGAGGAGCAAAATGAAACTGATTGAACTTGGCATAGATTTTAGAAACCAACTTAAGGATCCACAATCACCTGGATCAAGAGGCATCGCCTTAAACAAAAATAAACCACCAAAACGATATTTCGACTACATAGTAAGATTCCCTAAACAAAACAATAGACAAAAATAATTTTTTATTTTATAATGTGTTAAGGAGATCCTTATGAAAACACTTAACACAGAAGAACAAGCAAAAGTTAAACACGTAATTGAAAGCGGAATCAAAGTTAAACAAGAAGTAAAAGATTTATCAGAAGGTTTGCGTGACACTGTAAAGGCAGTGGCAGAAGAACTAGAAATAAAACCAGCACTACTGACAAAAGCAATATCAGTTGCATTCAAAGAGTCATTAGATGCAGAAAAACAAGACATAGAAGAACTTGAAGAACTATTAGCGGTGGCAAAACAAATTTAATGAGTTACGTCGATGCACTATTCGATAGAGACACAGACAAGATATCTGTGGTTGAAAGAATAGAAGGCGAAAGACGTTATGTCGAATATCCAGCAAGATATGTGGCATATTATGATGATCCTAAAGGCAAATTCAAGTCAGTGCATGGAACTTCTGTATCAAGAATAGCAACGAAGTCTGGCAAAGAGTTCAAACGTGAACTACACATGCAGTCTGGAAAAAGGCTGTATGAATCAGACATCAATCCAATATTTAGATGCTTGGAGGAAAACTATCTCAACAAAGATGCTCCAGAACTACAAGTTGCATTTTTTGACATAGAAGTTGATTTTGATCCAGCAAAAGGCTATGCTAAACCAGCAGATGCATGGGCACCGATCATTTCAATAACAGTATATCTACAATGGTTAGATCAGTTGATATCATTGGCTATTCCTCCCAAGGATTTCCCCAATCCCGAAATAATCGAACAAAAATTTGAAAACACAATGTTGTGTGATTCTGAAGCAGACATGTTAGATAAATTTATTGCATTGATCGAAGATGCAGATGCAATCAGTGGCTGGAACTCCGAAGGCTTTGACATACCATACACAGTTAATAGAATATCCAAGGTGATGAGCAAAGATGACACAAGAAGATTATGTTTGTGGAACACACTGCCACGCAAAAGAACTTTCGAAAGATTTGGCAATGAAGAAGTTACTTATGATATAATTGGCAGAGTGCATTTAGATTACATGCAGTTGTACAGGAAATATACATATGAAGAACGACATTCATATGCTTTGGACTTTATTTCCAAGATGGAACTTGGTGAACAGAAAACACCATATGAAGGCACATTGGATCAATTATACAATCAAGACTTTGTAAAATTTATTGAATACAACAGACAAGACGTTGCACTGCTGGGAAGACTAGATGACAAACTAAAATTTATAGCACTATCTAATGAACTGGCACATCAAAACACCGTGTTGATACAAACAACAATGGGTGCTGTTGCTGTTACAGAACAAGGCATCATAAATGAAGCACACAGACGTGGCATGGTGGTGCCCGACAGAGTAAGACGTGAACCAGGATCGGATCCGGCCGCAGGAGCATATGTGGCATATCCTAAAAAGGGACTACAGGATTGGATTGGGTCAATTGATATTAATTCACTGTATCCATCTGTGATTCGAGCATTGAACATGGCCCCTGAAACTATAGTTGGACAGTTGCGCCAAACACTTACTGAATCAACTATTGAAGAAAGAATGACTGTAGAAAAAAAGTCCTTCGCAGGAGCATGGGAAGGAGAATTTGGATCATTAGAATATCAAGCAGTGATGAGAAAAGACAGGGCACAAAGCATAACAATAGATTGGGAGACTGGTGAGTCAAGCATTCTAAGTGCGGCAGAAGTGTATGAACTTATTTTTAACAATGATCAACCTTGGATGCTTTCTGCAAATGGTACCATATTCACACATGAATTTGCTGGAGTGATACCCGGATTATTAGAACGTTGGTATTCTGAACGTAAAGAATTACAAGCCAAGAGGAAAAAAGCAATTGATGCCGGAAATGCAGTTGAAACAGCATTTTGGGATAAAAGACAACTTGTAAAAAAAATTAACTTGAATAGTTTATATGGTGCAATATTAAATCCAGGATGCAGATTCTTTGACACAAGAATTGGCCAATCAACCACACTTACAGGAAGATGCATTACAAAACACATGGCTTCGAAAACAAATGAAATAATTTGTGGCGATTATGATTATCGTGGACAGTCAATAATTTATGGTGACACAGATTCTGTATATTTTAGTGCATACAAGCCTTTAAAAAATGATATAGATTCTGGAGATGTGCCTTGGACATCAGAGTCTGTAGTGCAACTATATGATTCTGTTGCTGAAGAAGTTAACAAATCCTTTCCAAAATACATGGATCAGGCTTTTAATTGTCCTTCATCATATGGCAAACTTATTGCGGCAGGCAGAGAAGCAGTTGGATCAAAAGGCTTATTCATAACCAAGAAAAGATATGCAATGAAGATTTATGATCTTGAAGGCGAAGCAGTCGATAAAATTAAAGCTATGGGACTAGATCTCAAACGTTCTGACACGCCGGCATACATACAGGATTTTTTATCTGACGTATTGGATAAAGTACTCACTGGAGCAAATGAAGAAGAGGTAATGGACTTCATAGCAGACTTTAGATTAGAGTTCAAAAAAATGCCTGGATGGGAAAAAGGATCGCCAAGACGTGTTAACAAACTAACAGAATATCATTCTCGTGAAAAACGTAAAGGCAAAGTAAACATGCCTGGACATGTAAGAGCGGCTATAAACTGGAACACTCTAAAAAAAGTTTACAATGATAGATACTCCATGGACATTATTGATGGCCAAAAATGCATCGTGTGTAAACTAAAAGATAATCCTATGGGATATACTTCAATTGCATATCCAACAGATGAATTACGTATTCCAGAATGGTTCAAAGAGTTGCCATTTGCAGATGACGAAATGGAGTCAACACTAATAAACAAAAAACTTGACAATCTGATTGGCGTGCTTGATTGGGATCTGGGGGCTTCGGAAGCCGACAATACATTTGATAAATTATTTGCATAAAAGATATTATGTATAATGTAGGTGACACTAAAGGCGGGTTATCAGGTGCTAAAATTTATAGGGATGGAGATATTGTTCAAAAAACTGCAGAGAACACAGACTCTGTTGCACAGTGGTATAAATTTGCTAGATCAAGTTCTCTTAAAACGCCAAATGTTTTAAATGTCACGGCACAGACAATATCATTAGAATTTATTGATAATAATTCAAGAGTTGATTACGATGTTGTTGTAAGACAGTTGGAAAACAATAAAAATTATATTCATAAAGACATACCAGATTTTTCAACTTATATCGATAGAGTAAGATCACATGGATTAGATAGTAAGTATCTTTTAATTATGGATA